AGACACTTTATAGAAAAGTAGTAAGTGCTAAATTTGGAACAGTAGTACAGGATACAGAAACAACAGTAGAAATTTTACTAAAAGATGTAAATTTTGTTCTTGTTGATAAGTATTGGATTGATAGAATTACAGTGGCTAATGCAACAAACCAAGGACCTAATCAAGATGCAATATATCAAAGATACACAAGCAATTCTAATAATCAATCTTCTATAAGATTTGCAAGCAAACAAAGTTGGGCGAGTAATTTAACTGTTTATGCAGTAATAATATACACAAAAACTACAGATTAGGAGGAAAATTATGAAAGTAAGAAACTCAAAAGGAGAATTAAAAGAATTAGTAATAAAAGCAAATGATAGCATACCAGCAAATTCTGTAATTGAATACGAGGGAGATGTAGTGCCTGAGGGGTATGAAAAAGTTGAAGATGAAGTTATATTATATGAAAATCAAGATGGAAATGATAGTTATGAAATAGATTTATCTGATACAGTTACTAATTATAGTGAATTAGAAATATATGGCTTTGGAGATGATAATTTAAGAGTATATAAAAAAATTCAAAATCCAAATCAAGCTACATTTGAAATGTCAGTCGAAGTCATGTATCAAGGCACGGAATATATATCAAAAGCACTTTGCGGTATAAAAAATTTTATAAATATCAAGACAGAGAATATAAAATTAATATTAGTTCATCAAATAATAGAGAAGTTAATCTTGGTAACTGGTTGAAAATAACAAAAATAGTTGGAAAAAAGGTATAAAAGTTAAAGAAATCGTTAAGGAGGAAAAGTAATGCAAGAAATAGATTTAAAAGTAGCACACTTAGAAGAGCGAGAAAAGTCCAATACAAAAAGAATAGATGTACTTGAAAATAAAGTAGAGAATATATATGACTTAACATTAAGTGTAAGAGAAATAGCAACAGAAATGAAAGCAATGAGAGAAGAACAAAACAAAATGAATGAACGCTTAAAAATAATAGAAGAGAAACCAATCAAAGACTATGAAGACACAAAGAAACAAGTAAAAGGCAAAGTAATTTCTTTTGTGACTGGAATAATATTAACAGCAATAGCTTTTGCATTAGGGCTAAGCAAATTTATGTAGGAGGTGAACTAATATGGAAAAATTAAAAACAATAGCAAAATACTTAACAAATATATTAGCAATAGTAAGTGCATTAGTAGCAGGAATAAATGCAGTAGATGGAATAACAATACCATATGCAATACAAATAGTACAAGTTATTGCAGTAGTACAAGGAGTTATTGGAACATATTTGTTAGGACAAAAAGCAATAAGTAATAAGGAGGAATAGTTATGGAAGATGAAATTGTAGAAACAATGGAACTTGCAGAAGAAGATACAAGAGGGGAGGCAAACGAATAATGAATATAGAAGATAGACTATTAACAATAAATCCATATTCAAGAAGTGGAGAAAAACAAAATAATATTGAAAAAATTGTAGTTCATTGGGTTGGAAATGCAGGAAGTTCAGCATTAGGCAATAGAAACTATTTTGAAAGTTTAGCAACATCACATAAGACATATGCTTCATCTCATTATATAATCGGTTTAAATGGTGAAATAATAAGATGCATACCAGAAAATGAAGTTGCTTTCCATAGTGGTAGTTATTCAATGAATAGAAAGTCAATTGGAATAGAAGATTGTCACCCAGATTGGGAAGGAAAGTTTAATGACAATACATATAACAGTTTAGTAGAGTTATGTGCAGATATATGCAAGAGATACAATCTAGGAATAGATGCAATTATAAGACATTATGATGTAACAGGAAAAGAATGTCCAAGATACTATGTAAGAAATGAACAAGAATGGATTAAATTCAAAAATGATGTAGCAAATAAAATAGGACAAGCTACAACTACAGTAGCAGTACCAAAAGTTGAAGGGAGTGATGAACCAGTGAGAAGATATAAAAACGGTTCAACAAAAGAAATTATATATGCAGATACAAGCTTAACAAAAGTTATAGGAAGTTTAAGCCCATACGAAGAATGTGATTGTTTTGGAATATTTAATGGAAGACCAATGGTAAGATATAATGTTTCTGGAACAGGTAATTACAAGATAGGATTTGCTAAATGGACAGGTGGAGTTAGATAAAATTAAGAGGTAAGTTGATTAATTTCAATTTACCTCTTTTTTCGTTTTATAGAGGTATATAATTACATTAATTGAAAAATAAAACGGCTTAAAATGGATTGTGAAGGACTAAAAAACACTGAAATATTAAGAAAAAAAGAATGTATTTACATAATCTTTCAAATGTGGTATAATGTAATAGAATTGTAATAATTATGTAATAAAAACTTAATATTATAATCATAGAAATATGGTATATAATAGTTTTGTCAAAGTTTGTCGAAATTTGCGACGAAAAATTCTTGCAATATTTTTATTTTTGGTATAAACTATTCTAAAATACGAAGAATATAATATATAATACTAGGAGTAGAAATGAATGAAGAAAAATTAATTACGGGATATCATGGAACTAAAAGAGAAAATATTGATTCGATATGCAAAAATAATTTTTCAATAAGCTTGGATAAAGAAAATAAATTATTTTTAGGGTATGGGGTATATTTCTTTTATTCATGTGAGGATGCTTTAGACTGGAACATAAAGAAATTTATAGAAGAATTTAAATATTTGCCAGAATATAAAATTGTTATAAATAAATATGGAATAATAGAAAGTAATATATATGTAAAAGAAGATGATATTTTAGATTTGGATAATAAAGAAAAGTTATATAGGCTAGAAATATTAATAAAAAAATTTGAAGGTAAGTTTGTAACAAAACCAGAGTATATAAGAGCTAAGAATAAAACATCTGCAATTATAAATATATTA